AATATTTTCTGTCTGCATAGTCAGCATATGCTGGTTCGTACGGAGGAAAGAAACAAGCACGTACAACACTTTCAACATGCCGCGGCGGATCGTTCCATGTCAATTTTCGCAACACTTGAAATGCATCACGGTCGTAAAACCATCCTGTGTTGGGGTCTTGCGGAGTGCCGGAATCGATATTATTGAATTGAACACGCTCGAGAAAAGCATCAAATGCTTTGCGAGACAACGGCAAAGATTTTTGATACAACGATAATGCAGTTTCGTCTGGTTCTAAATCTGTGTTCACTTCAATCAAAATATTTCCTAGATCTACTTCATTGCTCATTTGATGTATCGTTATTGTGTGTCGAGGTTCTCGGTTGGCTATAACGTGCGAAATTGAATAGTAACCGCGATATCTTGGCAGTTTTGCTGGATGCAAATTGTATGCACGACCATCAACTGCATCTAACACCTCTTGAGGCAGTATCCATCGATAGTTTACAGAAAATAAAAAATCAATATTTTGTTTTTCAATTGTTTCTAAAATTTGGTCTGTGTTGCGTTGATTGTCGTTGATGTGTACTGCATTGTTTTGAGGATATTGCTTGCAAAATCCATTGTAAAATTGTAAATTGGTATTCAATGCTGCAACATTAAACTCGGATTGAAGCTCCATCAACCGATGTACACACACTTGAGCTACACGCCCGTGTCCAAATATCATTACATTTTTTGTAGTCATTGTATTAATATATACTATTTTTTTCGAATTGTCAACTAGAGTTTTTTCGAATTGCAGTAATTTGGCGATAATTTGAGTTAACAGGACAAAATTTACATTGTGGTATTACACGGTCGATGTTATCAATAAAATCTTGTCCTCGTTGATCAAACTCGTCAACCGACAACGGTTGATAGCTGTTTAACAGTTTTCGATCATCTTCGGTAATATCAAGAAACCGATGCTGTTGATCAAATTCAGGAAACAATGCAACCGGGCCGCACTTGTATAATTTTCCTTTAATAAAATGATAATTTTTATTTTGAACAAACCCACAAACCGAATGTGCTTCTTCGGGATCGTTGTTGTGCAACCGAAATCCTTGAGATGAAACTTGTACTGCTGCGTCAGTAAAATGATCTTGTATCCATACCGGAACACTTATGTCATTGCTGTCAGTCCAAACCAAATCTGCATCAAACTTGTTGTTTTCTCGTCCGTGTACTACAGTGATTTTTCCTTGCAAAAATTGATTGATTTCTTGTTCAAGATCTTCTAAACTAAAAGCATTATGCCAGCTTACTCCCAACCAGTTTCGCATCTGATTAGATTTTATATAATGATCTCGAATCTCGGGATATTGGCTTTTATTTCCTAAAAATAAATCATACACACCTTTGACATGATTGAGTCGAGTTCCATTTGTTAAAATTTGAACTGCACGTGGCCATAAAGAATTGATGCCTTTGACCCAATCAACAATGCTGGGATTTAACATGGGTTCACCACCCAATATCACAATTTGTTCAATGTCTACATACTCGGCCCATTTTTGATAATCGCTGGCATAGTCTTTCCATCGTTGCCAACCAGTGAAATGATGGTTGTTGAAACGATTGCATTGATCGCAATTGAGATTACATACGTTGGTTATATAAAATTCAATTTTATTAAAATGTATTCGAGGGTCTTGTGTCATACACCAGCGGCACGTTTTGCCATTTTGTCAACAGTGTCTTGAGCTTGCGAAACTGTCATTGTTGTTGATTCTACTTCGTCTGGGCCAAAGAACACATCTGTATCGTCGACCTTTGTTATCACTTGATTGAGCGGAGGACGTTCGGCTAGATCACGCAGTTGCCTATCATCCATTGCAATGCCCATGTCGTTGGCCATTTTTAAAAATGCATCAATTGAAATTTTAGTTGGTGCTGCTTTATCTTCAGCACGGCCTATGAGGAAACTAACCAAGGCAACTAGGCGCCCTGTGTCTGTTGCGACACCTGCTACCTCGTCAATTCTCATGATTATCTACGCTCGCGACCTAAATCGTCTTCTACATCATCACTATCGATGTTTGCATCTAGACTGAGATCCATATCGTCATCTGTGTCATCGATGTCTAGATCAATGTCTGTTGTTGTGTCTGCATCGTTTTCGCCAGGTACTATAGGTTCTTGGCCAGTAATTACAGTCTGTGCAGATTCAAGTTCGGTTTTACCGGCTTGACATGCTGTTAACAGCGACGATAGTGCTGCTGATGCTGAAGCTTGGTATGACTGTGCTTGGTCTGTACCCATATCATTACGAATGCCGTTAACTAATGCAGGAAGGTCTTTAAACTGCATCTCACTGATGTCTTCCATCATTTTTTGAACTCGGTCAACAATGTCTTGAGCAGCAAGCACAACCTGAGCCTGTTGTACTTCGCTTTCTTTTACCATGCGACGGTTCTTTTTGTTTTCTTTTGCCATCATTGCCATTTGGTTAAATGTGTTTTGTTCGTCCGGGGTAAGAGTTTGTTTACGCTTAACTTTATCTAACACCGCTTTGCTTTTGGGATCCATAACATTAGTTGAGCCCATGCTTGCTTGATTACCAGCAGCACTACCGGTTGCACCAACCGAGCCGTATTCGTCTAATTTAGAACTCAATGCTTGTTCTACCATCATAAGACGAAGATATCTTGGGTCTTTTTCGCTAGAATGAATCGCAGGAGTACTGCGATATTTTTTGAAAAATGACTGTAAATTCTCTAAGAGATTGTTGGCTTTTTCAATATCTAAATTATCAAAATCAAGTTTAACGCCGCTGAAGTTTTCAATGGTTTTTGCTAGTTGATCTGAATGGATTGGTTTTCCGAGTTCGCTCAATTTCATCGTTGAATCCTTTTATCTGCCAGTATTTAGCAGTATTAATACATTTATTTAGTTTATCTGACACTTGTTTTAACGCAACTTTTTTGTTATCTAACTTGACTTCAACAATAGACCGTCTAATGGGATCTTTAAAATTCTTTAAACTTTTTATCTGTGCTGCAACATCGTCTTGAAGGCGTACTTTTTGTCTATCTAAATATGCAATTTCACGTGCTAAATTGCTCTTTTGGTACTTGTCAGCTACACACCACCCAAGTGCTGTTCTTTTAGATCCAAATGTCATTTGATCCATGAAACTGTCAACATAGAGAGTAACTTCAGATTCTGTTGGATTGAGTTGATATCTATTGAAAACACTGTATCCTTTGCCTTGAGGTATAATACTGTTGTTAAGCAAATGATCAATATCAATTGAAATCATTTTTTCTAGTTTGCGAGTAAATGTTTCTTTACGCATCATATAATATACTCAACAACCAAATATCCAATGATTGCTAACAGAGTTCCGATTGACATAGCCATGTATCCAATCATTCTATCATTTTGTTTGTCGTGTACAGCTACCATCATATCTCTAATGTCGTGCATGACTTCATCGAGTTCGTTTACTTTATCTTGTAACTGTTGAAATCTATTTTCTAAATTTTTATATCGTTCGGCACACAAATCTACATGTGCCTCAAGATTTTTCTTTTCGAGATCGGTTGTTTCGGTGGACATGTAAAATTCCTTTGTTATGATGTATTTATGCTATACAACACTAAACCATGTGTTTGTGTGTGCACCATCGACTACAAAATAAGGAACTATTTTTTCAATTTCGTTTAATCCAACAATCATCGGAACACCGTTTGTATCTTGTTTTAGCAAGCCAAGTTGATCGTTGCTGGTTTGAAATGCACTTGCATTAGGTATACTAAACTCAAAAGTCCATTTGTTATCTTGGCAAACTGGACGTGTGATATTTTCAGGTAATGTACGCAGTGCTATGATTTGATTTATAGTTTCCCAGTTTCTGTGTTGATTTCTAGACTTCTGCCAAGCCTCTTTGCTGTTTATTAACACACCTTCTTGATCATATGTTTCTTGGATATAAGGTTTGTAGTTGTTTCGAATACCGGATGCAGTAATATCAAACAATGTTATGCACTGAATTGTAATCATAGTCAGGTATTTAACAGCTAAGGAAAAGCCCTGGAATAATCCAGGGCCAACCATAATAGTTAAAAAATTTACTAGTTATTATGCTAGTTTTAGTCCAGGCTCAGTAACAGTTGTACCTGACACGTCGATTGAGTCAGTTGTACCGTCTGATTTAGTTACTGTGACAGTACCAAGTGCTTGCAATGCTGTTTGCAATGTGCTTGCTGTCCATGCGCCAGTTGGGTATACACCGTAAGAAATTTGACCACTTGTGTCAGCTTCTACTTGATACATTGCAATTGTAGCTGTACCTTGTACTGCTGTGTTGATTGCTTGTACCACACCTGGATCAAACACTGTTCCTGAGTATCCACCTAGTTCATCACGTAGGTCGATTGCTGAAGCGCCAGTGTCTTTTACTAGAACTTTGAAAAAGTCTAGTTTTGGGCCTGCTGGTTGTACTAGGGCATCTGTAGAACCGATGTTACCTGTTTGTGAACCATCTTGAATGTCTAACGCAAATACCGGTTGCGCATCACCGTTGAAACGATTAAATGTTGCCATTGTTATTCTCCTAAGTTGTGGACTGTTTTGTCCTAGACGTATTTAGTCAATTAGGATAAATTTGGGTTGTTGAGTGCAAAATTGGCTTGAGAAAATCTCATTCGATCAACAAATTTTAAGCCCTGGCCTACATAGCCTTCGTGGCCTGCTTCACCGTCAATGCTAGCTTGTACATCTTGGCTTTGAGCATCGAGTTGTCTTACAATATCGTTTTTTATAGCACTTATTGTTAAAAATGTTTGAAACACAGCAGCCAGTGCTCGTTTGTTTTCGTTTGCCCATTCAAAGATTCTAGGGGCTTTTGTGGGGGCTTTTTGTTCAACCCATTTTCCAAACTCTTGAACTAAATTGTTATAGTTGCCTTCTCTCACACGACTGTTGATAAACTGCTTGATCAACTCGGGTAAGTTAGAAATTCTTCTATTGCGAAGTTCAGCAGGATTAAAAAGTCTATCCATTTCATTACTGTAACGGCTACCAAGTGATTTAAGTTCTTTCATTGCACGATCGTTAATTTTAATTTTTTTCGTATCACGCATACTGGGATCTAAAATTAACAAACCCGGAGCAGCAGTCAACTCAGCAGCTCGAATCGGAGTAGCAGTGCCGCCGGGCTGGTCAAGCTGTGTATGTATTACTACTCCAACTTCGCTTTTTGCAATCTGTTGACCCAATGTGCTGTTGACTGGCACTGTGTACCGAACTGTGTTGGGCTGAAATACCCAGTTGTTGTTTTGTTTGGCTGGTTGGGTTGAATACAACAAGTCACCTTGAATATACCCTTTGAAATTTTGCGGTACTGCTTTGCGAAGTATAGGAAATAATCGAGCATACAGAGCTGCTAGATCTTCCCGCCCGCCGCCTTTGCGTCCAGCTAAAATCTTAGACATCATCTCGGGAGATGTTGCAAGGCCATCGTAACCTTTTGCTAAAAATCCACCTTTGTCGGTCAATACAAACTCACCATTGGGTTTACGTCCAAATATAATAGCCGGTTTGCCGTCCCATTTTATTGTTGTCTCTTGCGGATTATTGGCAGCAGCTTCAAGACCTTGAATGGCTTTAACAACACCGTCGCTGGGCCGTCCTGAAAATACCAAATCCTCTGGATGTTCGATTCGAACACCTTCCATGATCGGTTGCATGCCTTGATTGACAATTCTATCCCGAAGCCTGGCCAAGAAATGCGTTTCGCTTTCTTTGACTGCATTTGGTTCTTGTATTCCGGCACGTTTTAAATAGTCTCGGAAGTCTGCTAATTTTTCAGAACGCTTGGGATCTTTTTCTAAAGCTGCATAAATTGTTTCGACATTTTTTAAACTATTTCTATCGTGTCCAGCACCAAGTAGAGCTTGAGCAGTCCAGTCTGGATCCTTGCTGACTAAATCGTTTGATGTTCTAGAAAACACCCCATTAAGCCCGACTTTGAGTCCTAGACTTTTGGCAATGCTGCTCATTAATACATTTCGATACATTCCTTTGTAGGCACTATCTTCGCCGCCTGCATAATAGAATGTACCCCAGTCGATGTTTGGAAGAAACATAAAGTCTGTTTGAACAAAGCCGTTTTTTGCATCTCCTCTGATGGGAGTTTTAAAATGAACTTCACCTTTTTTAACAACAAAGTCTCGAGGGTCTTGGTTTTGAGACTGTACAAATTTTGTCAATGCCGCAGCAATGTCATCTTTGCTTGTCTTGTTAACATCTATTGCAATGTCCAAATCGCCTGAGGTTGCTGCCCGACCGGTAGATCCGAGCCAGTTTTCTTTTGGCAATTTCATCCCAAGTATTTTTTCTAGGTAGGAAATAGTTGCTGGTACATCAGATTGTGCAATGCGTTGAGTTACAGGAACACCTTGGGCATCTTTAAATACGTTGCCGCCTTCAGTAATCATCTGTTCTCCTTACTGTACGTACAAATTTGTTTGGATCTCGATCTCGAATGGCATTTAACAATTTGCGTTTTAAATTTTCAGCTTGAACTGGTTCAAAATCGTTTTCAATTTGCTCAATTAATCTTATTGCCGAACTAATCACATTAGATGCACGACTTTCGATGATGTGACGACGGTCGCGATCACGATAATGATCATCGTGAATAGCTGTTAGCTCTTCCAATATGCTTTTAGTTTTTCTCTGCATCAAGTATTTATTTCCTTTATTGGTTCGATGAATGTAAATATTATAATGCAAATTAACACAAATA